TGTGGGCGTCCCAGATGACGGCGCAATCGGCCCAGCCACAATGGCGGCTGTGACCAAAGCAGATCCGGCGCAGGCGCTGGTGGCCTTTGGCAACGCCAAGGAAGCGTTCTACAAAGCCATCGTTGAGCGCGACCCAACCCAAGCCAAGTTCATCAAGGGCTGGCTGAACCGGGTGGCCTCGGTCGAGAAGTTCGCTGGCACCATGATGGCCTAACGCTGGGCGGCAATCGTCTGGTATCGGGTGGCCGCTGCCCGCCAGCGTTTGGACGACTCCTTGTTGCGCTCGGCGCGGGCGGTCTGCTGGCGCAAGGCAACGCGCAACTCCTTGATCTCGGCTGTCATGCACTCCTGAACAATGGTGTTGCGCGGGCCCTTGCTGTGATCCATCGCACCAAGGCGTTGCTGCCAGGTTGGGATCACGCTTGCCCCCTTGCTCGGATGGCGACAGAAACAGATTCCCATACTGGGTCAATGTCATCTGCCAACTTCGCACACGCCTCGCGCTCTGCGGCGGCGACAAGGGCGGCAAAGCGCTCAAGGAATGGCGCAAGCCCGTGATCTGGCTGGATGTCTTTGCCGGCCTCCCGAGCCATGCGGATGATGTCGTCTCGGTTCATATGGTCACCCATTGAGTCTTAATCGGTTTGGTGTATGTGCCCCACTTGGTTCTGTCTCTGGGGTGCGGGCAGTCGGCGGGCACAGGCACGGCGATCCACACCTTTTCAAACTGCCCACGCCCACCAAGACTCCAGCGGTCAACATAGGTGTCAGGCATCGCCCGAAGCGCAGTCCTGATGTTGGAGACATGCAAGCCCATGATCTCGGAAAGCTCGTTGGCCGTCATGCCGTTCGGCCTGGTGCGAAGCAGGTCGCGAATCCTTTTTTGCCGGATGGGTGTCATGCCCCGCTTCCTTTCTTTGCACATGGCCACTGCTTGGCTAGGACATAGCTGATGATGGCGTCTGCCGAGAAGTGGCGGGTGGCCGGGTTGATTGCAAGGTGTTGCTTGGACATATCGTAAATTTGCCCGGCAGAAACAGTTGCCGGGGAGCAATGTGTAACCCCCGACAAAGCGTCAAAAACGCCCGTGACATACCCTAGAGCATTGAACTCTTCATTTGTAGTCCCGGTCATTTGGCTGTACAGCTTGTTGCCGTCTTTGAACTCGGCGTGCGCGGTGCCACACAAAAGCGCGGCGATGATGATTGCTTTTTTCATGTTGCGTACCCGTCCGTAATGATTTTGTTTTTGGCTTCTTCCAGCGCACCAATCAGCATAAGCCGATCTGGCACAGTGGATGTCTTAATCTTGAACTGCCCTCTGTCTTTCCAAAAGCACAACACGATTACAGAATCGGGCGCTTCGTCAGCGGCTTCGTCCAGCACCGCCTTTGCCTGTATTTTGTGGTGGTCGGGAATGGTCAAGGTTTTAAGTTTGCTCATGTGTTCTTCTCCTTGAGCTTGGCCTCAATGGCTCTTGAAAATTCCATGTACTGCATGGAATCATGTTTTTTATAAACTTCCCAAATGTCATCATTCGTCAGCCCAACCCACTCACGCTTTGGCTGGATAAGCTCCTCAGCCGCGAACGTCATGGCTTGCCCCAACTTCTTGGTCAGCACATCCTCAATCAGCGGTACGATGGCTTCTTGCAAGTACTCTCGCAGTGCTGCTTCTTGTTTTTGGTTCATTTGCTGACCCCTCTCATTTCCCATCCAAGTTGAAAATATGCCCACCGCACTTGCATCGCGGGCACGGTGTACCTGCCAGCGGCTGTTTTGCTGAAATCGGCGTGCCCCTTGGTACGCATCAGCGCCTCAAACACTTCTCTCATGTCTTGATCCTCCTGCGCTCACGGCACGCTTCCCGGATCTCTTGGGTGTAGTCCGGGTGAAACTCCGCAAGGGAACAGTCGATGCGCCGACCTTCGGGCGGGGCGTGTTCTGTTGCAATGTACAACGCGCCAAGCCAAGCAAAAAACAAAACGATATAGCTGATGTACTTCATTCTGTGCCCCCTTTGATGTAGGCGGTCAGGCGCTTGATCTGCGCCTCACGGAACTTGACCATGCTGTCGGCGTACTCGCGGGTGGTCTGCGCCTCCAGCAGCCTACGCTTGGCGTCCTCCAACTCACGCATCGCCAGCATCTCGGCGCTCGGGGTCTGCCACAGTTTTTTCAGATAGTTCATTACATTTACTCCGGTTGTTGATGTTGCACAGTGTATCACACATTTTTAGACATGCGATATTCTTTGATTGCGTTTCTCAGTCCTGCCTGAGTTGTTGCTTTTTCATCGAGTGCCAAAGCCTGCGCCTGATCCAGTGTGGCCTGGCACATGATGCGGTGACAGATCACCGGCACCCCTTGACCTTGACGGCGCACACGGGCGTTGAACTGCTCGTACAAGTCCAGCGACCAGTTGAGACCGTACCACACAAGAATGTGGCCATTTTTCTGGAGGCCGTCAATCCCGTGACCCATTGATGCCGGGTGGCCAATCATCAGTTGGCAGTCGCCCGTCTTCCACCGATGCATCGCGTTGGTCAGGGATGCCTCGCTCTTGCACTCGGTCAGGTTGATCGGATCGAGGTGCTTGAACTTCTCCATGATCCTGGCGGCGTCTGACCTGTAGGCATAGGCGCACAGGATCGGTGAGCCGTTGGCCTCGTCGATGATGTCTTCAAGCGCCTCAAGTTTGAGGTCATGCACCGGCTCCCACAGGGGCATCCCGGCAATCGGGTACATGGCACCGTTGGAGAACTGAAGGCACTTGTTGGTCAGGGACGCCTGATTGAACGCCTCGACTGTGGTGCCGCTGTCAAGCTGGATGAAGAACTCACGCTCCATCTTTTCGTACTTGACCCGCAGGTCGTCGGGCATCTCGATCTCGATGTTGTTGACCATGAGATCGGGCAGCGGGTTGTAGTCCTCGGCGCTCATCTCAAGGGTGATGTCCCCAATCAGCTTTTTGATGGTGTCCTCGGTGTCGTCGTAAGGCACTTCTTTGTACGGCCCCACCTTGCGGTAAAACCGGGTCTTGAACTGCGTCTTGCTGGTGCCCAAGCGCTCACCCTTGTCCACGACCAAGAACTGCCCGTGCAGGTCTTTGTAGCCGTTGGACGCAGGGGTGCCGGTGAGGCCGGTAGTCCAGTCGAACTTGTCCAAAATCTTCTTGACCGCCTTGACCCGGTTGGTCGCCGAATTCTTGCACTTGCTGATCTCATCCCAGACCACCCCGTTGAACGGCATGGGTTTGTCTTTCTTGACGAAGTAGGTCTGGAGAGTCTCGGCCAGCCAGCCCAGGTTTTCGTAATTGATCATGTACACATCGGCGGGGCGCAGCAGGGCGCGGGTGCGCTGATCCTTGGTGCCCGTGATCATGCTGAATTTCAGGTGCTTGGTGTGTTCCCACTTCGCAGCCTCTTGCCGCCAGACCAGCCGGATAACCCTGATCGGAGCCACGATGATCACGCCCCGCAGGAACTGGGTGCGGATCAAGTGCGCCAGGCTGGTTAGCGTGATCACGGTCTTGCCCAGCCCCATGTCGAGCCACAGCATCGAGTTGGGGTGGGTGCATTGGAAGTTGACAGCCTTTTGCTGGTAGCCGTGGAGCAGGTCAGGTGTCAGCATCCCATCACCATTACATCAATCATCAATTTACCCTCGGCCACGTTGTCAATCACAAACACATTGACCATGTGTTGCCGGAGCCTGTCGTGCTCTCGGTACTGCGCTGGCGTGGGCACATGGCCCTCACGCTTGAATTCACAGAACCACATACGGCCATCAGGTGAGATGAACAAACGATCAGGCACAGCAGCCCGTGCGGGGCTGGTGAACTTGTACGCAAGCACACCCTTGGTGCGGGCGTATTCACAGACTCGGGCTTCAATTTCTTTTTCCAGCATGTTCAACCACCAGTTTTCTATATGCATCAAGGACTGTGCGAATGTCTTTTCGCAGCGCCTCAATTTCTTGTTCCTGATCTTTTAGTTTTTGGTAGCAGTCTTGCGAAAAACGCGCAAGGTTGTTGCGTTCCCAGGCTTGAAACCGATTCATGCCAATCCAAGGCAGAGTTTCTCCACCTCCCTCACGTAGTAATCAAAATCCACTGGCAGCTTGCCAGCATCCTTGATGTCGTTGCAAGGCTGCACGCCCCACCCCGACTCCACACCAATCTTGCGCCAGACATCTGGCTTGGCCTTGAGCGGCGGCATCCACTTGAACAGGTGCCCGCCACCCTGGGCGATGTAGTAGCGCGTGATGTTTTGAAGCTGCGAGGTCACCCCATCGCGCTCGATGGCCAAGTAACTTGAGCGCGGCACCTTGGTGCGCAGCATGAAGTCCATGAGGTCTGGCCAGTTCTCCACAGTCTCGCGGATCGGGGCACCCTCGACCAGCACCTTCTCGGCCACCTTGGGCACCACCAGCCCGCCGTGGTTTTTCTCCCAACCCAAATCCCACTCATACGCACCTTTACGTTTAACTGATCCGTTTACATTAAGGGCAATGTAACTGTTGACATCGCGAATAAACATGTGTGAATAAATCGCTTCATCTAATTGCAACCCGGTGCGAAACTCCCACGCTGCTCGAGCCGTATCCACCAGCCACTTGTTGGCCCGTGGTACACGCACTGTCAAACCATCGGTGTTAACTTGAATCAGCTTAAGGCCGTCAATATGCATTAACCCCTCGGCTAACACGCACAACAACAGTTGACCGTTGATCGTAATTGTCATGGTGTACAGCGGGTCATAAAACACAGAGAACTGGTTGTTGCTGTCACCGTAGACACCGTTGAGTGCCAACTTCAGCATGGCGCTCTCAGCGGACTTTTTGGGGTATGACTTGCGCTGCTCGTACAGGTTTTTGTAGATGTGGCAAAACGACTTGCCCAGATGAGCAGGGTAAAAACCGTTAGCAATCGCTAAATTCGGATAGTACGAGGCAACATCAAGGTCAACAATGACAAACTCATCGTTGGACTCGATGACCTCAGACTCAACAGAACCGTGGATACCGCCAAGGCCGAAGACAAAGTCAAACCCGTCGACCCGGGCAATGACATCCTCAAACACACCTTTTGTTTCCGTGATGGTCTGATCTTTGAGCCAATTAAGCACCCGGGTCAATTCAGCATTCTCAAATTCGATCCAAGGCAGGATGGCGTCCTTGAGCGCCAACTGGGGGCGCGGGGTCTGCCGGGGCGTGCGCCCCTTGGGGCCGAAGTCATACAGCACGACCCCGGCTTCCTCGAGCTTCATGGCAAAGAATTCCTTGCCGATCTTGGTGTCGTTAAAGTTAAGCCAGTCTTTGCCCGGATACATGGCACACATCTTTTCACGAAACGCAATCATTTCAGTTGTGTGGTGGTAAAACGCTTTGGTCTGCGCCACATCGTGGGCGTTGTACTGCTTGAGCTTGACAACCTGAGCCTCGGTCAAGTCGGTGCCCACCTTGAACGGCAGATCCTCGATGTTGTCCGAGCGCATGTTGAACTCAAGCACCTTGAGGCTGGTGGCGCGGGCCTTGTTGTCGAAGTGGTGAATCTTGAACAGGTCGATCTGCTCAATGAATCGGTCAGACGGGTTGACTTGGTGCATCCACTTGCCGTCATCGTCTTGCGTGTTGATGATGGCCATCGCCTTTTGGTACAGCGTGTTGGCATCGCTGTAGCCCATGCGGATCAGCGTATGCAGGACGGGGTAGTCGAACCCCAAGTTGTTGAACCCGACCATGCGGGCGTTCGTATCCTTGAGATACTGTAAAAACTCAATGATCTCTTTGGAGTCGTTGCGCCAGGGTGTGATTTCAAAAGACCAGCGAAGCGGTGCTTCTGCATGCTCCACCGCCAGCGTGAAGACATTGGGGTAGGTTTCGATGTCGAAGACATAGTCGTTACTCATTACGATTACCTGAAGGTGGGGGCGTCGATTTGGTTTCGTCTAGGTAGGGGGGAAAGCCAGAAAATCCCTACAGAAACATCCTCGAGTGCTGGCTTAACCGCCCCCGTTTTACTTACTGCCCGCCCAGAAACGATGGGAGGCCAGCCGGTGCCGCAAACGGCGCAGCAGGCATTTGAGCCGCACCTTGAGGCGCAGCACCAAACATGCCAGCAGGAGCACCCGCAACCGCACCAAACAGGTTAGACGCATCGACAGCCCCTTCACCAAACGCAGTGTCATCACCAGCGAACTGAATGGCAATCAGATCGCAACGAATGCCACGGCCATGCTTGTTGTCCTGTGGCCAAGGCTTGATGGCAGCATTGACACGGCAGCCGCCGTACATCTTGCGTGCCAGTTGTTGGTAAGCCATCGTGTTCGATGGGTCGATGGGTGTGCCGTCAGCCTGAATCATCTGCGGCGCGGTGTCGCGGCCAGCGGTGATGAACACATTGTTGGCGTAGCCATCGTAGGGTTGGAAGGTCTTTTTGTTGATCTTCTCATTGCCCATACCAAAGCAGCGGGTCTTGCGATCCTGCTGGATCATGCCCATGACGGTCTGGGCGTGCTCTTTCCACTTCTCCAGCGCCAAGGCACCGTAGCGGGCCATGAACTGCTGGAAGCCGGGGTGATCCTGCGACATGATGAACTCGCAGTTGTAGCTGATGCGCTCTTTACCGGTCTGCTCGTTCACCTGGCGCTGAGGTTCAGCGAGGTGGGGGAAAGACAGACGGACATTGGACAGAAAAACGATTTCGGACATTACATTTACTCCAGTTTAAGAAAGCCATGACGGCAGGGATTCGGCAGCGGGTGCTGCCTCTACTGCGCTGAACAGCGGCGCAGCATTCGTGACGACAGCGGGGCGGCTGTCAGCTTCGGGGACGACGGTGAGCTTGCCGGCCATCTTGACCACATACTCTTGCTCAAGGGTTTTGAGTTGGCGCTCGGTCAACTGCTTGGCGGTTCCGTCCTTCTTTGTCCATGTCAGCTTCTCAGCTTTGGCAGGGGACACAAGTTTAGTCTCGTAGACCGCGGTTTTGGGAATGCCCATCTTGACCAGCTTCTCGGCGATCTCGGCCTCGGGCAGCGACCACGCACGGGAGCCACGACCGTTGACCAGCTTGAGGCCGGGAATGGTTTGGCCAGCCTGCATGCGGCGCAGTGCTTCGGCTTCAACACCTTCAAGGAGTTGGCGCATCAGGGGAGCAGCTTCCATGATCTGAGCGATCTGGGCATCGTCCATCGCGGATGGATCTTTGTCGGCGCTTTGCTGCGCGACATCGAGTGGTTTGGTTACTGTTGGCTGGAACATGATTCCGACCTCCTTCATTACATTGTTTGCCAATGCAGAGCAGGAACCCTTGGCACGGCAGAATTTACATTGACTTTCACCCGGTACAAGCGGTGCATCTGGTTTGTCAGTTGCAGCAGCCTGAACGATGATTGTACCCATATTTGCCAGCAAGTCACGCACAGATACATCGTGCGAAGTGATGGCAGGCATCCCACGCAGCGCCAGCTTGGGCTGGATGATCGTCATGCGAACTGTGCTGAACGGGTAGTTGCCGTTAACGGGCAACTTGTAGCCAGCCAGGACACCATAGGCGTACTGCTCAAGCTGCAAGTTGCCTTCTGCGCTAACAACACCCATGCCGTCTTTGTAGTCGATCAACTCAAGGACTTCATGCCCTTTGATTTGAACGTCCACAGTGCCCGACAAGTCGTCACGGCCCAGCAGGTGCGCAGGGTCTACACGGGTTTCGCTGATGACATCGGGCGTGAAGAACGGTGCAGACTCTTCACTGATTCGTTTGTCAATGTAGTCCAGTGCAACCTGCACACGGGCGGCTCTGTCAGCGTCAACGGTAAACGACCCTTCGTGGTCAGTCATAACCTGGCCAATGTAGGTGTCTGCGCTTGCGGGTGACTTGAGGCAATGCTCAAGCAGCGTGTGGCTGTGCGTCCCGTCAATGGCAGCAGGGCCGCTGCCTTGATCGGGATACTTGGCTTCCTCCCGAATCGAGCCAGGGCACAAGGCCCAACGGCTGCGCTTCGATGGGGACAGTTGGGCGTGTGCGCTCACTTGAGTGCTTCCACACCAGCGAACAGAGCGCCGTAGTGCTCAGGCTTCACATCGTTGATGTTCTGGTAACCCAGACCCACCAGCACGCCTTGGATCTGTGCGCCCTTGGCAGCGCCGAGTGCTTTGTACGCACCCATCACATAGTCAATCAGACCCTTGCCGTCAGTGAACGGTGCGCCAGCAGACACAGGTGCTGCCACAGGTGCCGGTGCCACAAAGGCAGGGGGCGCGGGCATCGCGGGTGCAGCGGCCACGGGCACAGGTGCAGGGGCAGCTTGTACCACGGGTGCAGGTGCTGGTGCAACAGGTGCGGCTGGTGCTACATTGCTCGACTCCAGCTTGGCAGTCAGGGCGACCACGGCTTGGGTCAGGGCTTCAATTTTCGATTCGAGTGACATACAGGGATTCCTTTACGGTAACAGGAGGTTGAATTGTGAGGCGGTCTTCGATGAACGCCTCGATGATTTCACGCAGCACATTGGACGGTTGCCCGTACTTCTGCACCTTGATGTGAAATTTCTTGTGACTGTCGGGCGACACCCGTACAGTCAGAAACTTGGATTTGGACTTGATTGCCATGATTTATTTCCTGATCGGTTGCACAAAGTGTATCACGGTGTGCTACGATTGTGCAACGGTTTTGAAAATAAATCGCAAAAAGAAAAAGCCCCGGTGGTTAGACCGGGGCTTTGGAGGAGAGACACCATGAAGAAACTGGCAACTGCGATCACCAGCGAAGGTATTTTATGACAGCAATTCCAACTGTACAAGCACACCCTGCATCCATTGATGCGTACATCAGGCACGGGTGGTCACTTGTGCCCATCCCAGCGGGCACCAAAGGCCCACGCACACCAGGCTGGAACCTCAAAGTCAACGCCCTGAAGTCCCAAACTGACCTGCCTGCGGGCTACGGCATCGGCTTGGCCCATGCGTACAGCGGCACGATGGCCTTGGACATTGACGAGTGGGAGTCCACCGCTGTGGCGCTCGGGCAACACGGCATCGACCTGCAAGCGTTGTATGATGCAAACGATGCTGTCATCGTGGACTCGGGCAGGGCTGGTCACGGCAAACTTTTGTACCAGATGCCCTTTGGCTTGGCGCTGCCGTCCAAAAAGATCCTGATCAACAGCGTCACAGCCTACGAGCTTCGCTGCGCCACGGCCAACGGCCTGACGGTGCAGGATGTCATGCCCCCGAGCATCCACCCCGACACGCTCCAGCCCTACCGCTGGGCAGGCAAGGGTCACTGGACGCGACTGCCCACCATACCCCAACCCCTGCTCGATCTGTGGCAAGGTCTGCTGGCGCAGGACAAAGAGCGCACCATCGGCACGGGTGACGCCACTGACGCATCGTGGTCTGACATTCGATCAGCCCTTGAGGCCATCCCGGCCAACTGCTCCCGCGAGGAGTGGGTCACGGTGGGCATGGCGCTCAAGTGGGCCGGGGAGCAGACAAACCAGCTTGATCAGGGCCTGACCCTGTGGCACGACTGGAGCCAGCAGTCGGTTGACAAATACCCCGGGGAAAGGGAAATTGTCAACCAGTGGGTCAGCTTCAGGAACGACAAGGCCACAGCGGTCAAGCTGGGCAGTCTGTTCCACATCGCCAAGCAGCACGGGTGGGTCAAGCCCTTGCCCGACATCTCTGCCATGTTCTCGGCAGTGGAGGCACCCGCTGACCCAAAGTCTGTCATCGTTGACCTGCGGCCACGGCCACCGATTATGGACATCTCCATGTGGCCGTCCGTCATTGCCCGCCGTGCCGAAGAGATCGGCCAGACCGTGGGGTGCGACCCCTTGGTGCCCCTGTTCGCAGGGCTGGCCGCTGTCTGCGGTGTGGTCGATGCCCGCACCCGGCTGGAACTGATCAAGGACTTCAAGGTGCCCCCGGTGCTGTGGCTTATGACCATCGGTGCGCCAGCGGACAAAAAGACCCCAGGCTCGGCCCCCATGCTGGCACCCCTGAAGCTGCTTGAGATGGAAGACCGGCCACGGTTTAAGAAGGATATGCTGGACTGGGAGGGTCAGGAGGCCATGTTCGCCTCAAGCAAAAAGGCTTTTCTTGAGTTCTCGGCCAGCCCTGACGCCATGCTCGGCGCTGACCAAGCGCCCCAAGTTTACGACCTGCCCCCGCAGCCCGTGCCCTTACGCATCACCGTGGACGATGTGACCAGCCAGAAGCTGGTGCGCTTGGCAGCAGACAGACCCAGAGGGTTGCTGTGCGCACTGGACGAGATGAACAGTTGGGTGCGCAAGCTCACCGACAAGGCCAGCGGCGAGGATCGCTCGGCGTGGGTCAAGGCTTACGAGTCGTCCAGCTACGAAATGGATCGGGTGGGCAGCGGCTCGATCTTCGCCGAGAACCTGGCCGTCAGCATCTACGGCAACATCCAGCCTCGCGTGTTCCGTGAGAACCTGCACAACCTGAGCGCCGACGGTCTGGTGCAGCGCTTCGTGCCCTGCATCCTGAACGGTGACCTGACCCGCAAGCCCGTGGAGATCCCAGACTACCTGCTCAACAAGCAGCAGTGGGAGCAAACCCTGCGCATCGTGTTCGCCCTGCCTGCGATGACCTACCAGTTGTCCCCCGAGGCCAAGGCCGTGTATCAGGAATTCCAAGACTGGTACGACAGCAAGCGCCACGATGAACGCTTACTCCAATCTGACGATACCTTTATGACCGCCTTTGGCAAGATCGAGGGCTTGACCGGGCGCATCATGCTCATGTTCCACCTGATCGAGTCGCCCTTCAGCCCCACGGTGTCCGCAGATCTGGCCAAGCGGGTGATCCACATGGTGCAGACCTATGTTGTCCCGGCCTACCGGTATGCCCTGAGCGAGTTGTCCGGTGCGTCCAACTTCGACACCTGGCTGCGTGACTACATCATCCAGCACGCCGACGAGCCCACCATCACCTTGGCTGAAATCAAGCGCTCTGCCCGCCGCCAGATCGAGAAGGTCAATGTGTGGCAGCAGGATCAGATGATCTACGGGGCCATGTACCCGCTGGAGCAGGGCAGGTGGGTCATGCGCATGGATGACGGTAGCAGGGAGAACCAGCACCATGCCCAGTGGGCCATCAACCCTGCGCTGGCCGTGCAGTTCAAGGATCACCGCAAGGCCGTGATCGACGCCAAGCAGCGCCAGCTTGACGAGATCTACCGGCTGTCCAAAAAAGAAAAGCCCCGTGTTTACGGGGCCGAGTTGCTGGATTGATCAGGGGGCCAATGGCCCCTTTTTCACGCCCGGGCTTCTTTGCGTCCCTTCTCGATCAGCTCACGGGCATATGTCTGATCCTCGGGGCTCTCGCTTGAGAGCATGGCCCTCAACTTGTATGCGATGGCCCGGGCCACCTCGCTGTTGTTGGCACGCTCGTACCGTGCGCCTTCGTTTACATAATCTGCTTCTGCGTGATTCATTTTCATTTCCAATTTCCAAAAAGTTTCAAACGCCTTATAAGGGCTTTTTTCGCCAAAGTGAATTTCCAAAAAGTTTCAAACGCCTTATAAGGGCTTTTTCGCCCCAGAGGGTCGGCGTCCCCGGGCGATGGGTGCAGTTGGCTCGGGGATCAGCCCGGCCAGCAGGGCAGGGGCCAGCACGGCCAGCAGGTCAAGCACGGCCACCAGGCGCACGGCTGCGGCGCTGGGTGCGCGCTGGCCGGTTAGCCACTTGCGCAGCGTGAAAACCGGCACCCCCAGCAGGCCGGCCCCCTGGGTTTCGGTCAGGTGGTGGCGGGCCAGCAGCGCGGCCAGGGCGGGGGCAAAATCGGGGTTTTGAGCGGGTTTTTTATCGGTCATGGGGGTTACCTAGGGTAAGGGTCAAAAAAGCCCCGGCACGGTGGCCGGGGTGCTGGGTTACGGTGGCCAGGGTCAGGTGTCCCAAGCGGCGATGATCAGGGCCACAATGGCCGTCACGACAATGGCGCTCATAGGGGCGCATCCTCAGGATCCGGGCTGCGCGGTGCAGGCCGTTGCGGATCCACCGGGATAACCTGGCCAGGGAATGGCCAGGGCGCGGGTGCGGGTGCTGGGTCACCCTGACTTTTGGCCAGGTTATCAGCGTGCACCCGGGCAGCGTGTACGGTGGCCAGGTGGTGCAGCAGGTACGGGTTGCGGGTGCCCGGCTCGTAATCGTCGCTGATGTAGCTGACGCGCGGGTAAGACAATATTTCAATCATTGTCGCCCCCATAAGCGCGGTCGTATCGGGCAGCGGCCAGATCATCGCGCAGCGCTTCGTTTTCATCGCGCAGCGCTTCGATTTCGGCCAGGGCGTCACCCAGGGCCTTTTGCAGATCAGCGATGCGGGCAAACAGTCGCGCGGTGCCGGTGTATCCCTCAGCGTAGGCCAGGGCTTCAGCTTCGCGGGCGGGTAGTGTTTCCAGGTTTAGGGGCATGGGTCAGTCCTTTGGTTTTTGTGCCTTATCCAGCACGGATTTAAAGCGGGCGTGCCCGATACGGGCGACGG